CAGAAGTGTTGGAAGGGATATGAGAAGAAAGGAACCAAAAAAATGTTTGGTAAAGTTGTAAATAATTGTGTGAAGAAGGAAGGGTATGATGTTGGTGATGTTGATCAAAAAGTTGGTGCCGTAACTCCTATTCCTAAAGATGAGAGAGAAGCAGCAAAACAAAGATTACTTGCTAAGGCAAAAGCAAAACGTGAAAAAATGAAGGAAGAAAAAGAAGAATCTAGAATTGGTGGTGGTAACTTGAAGAAACTTGCAATTCAGGCAACAAAAAGAATTGATGCTGATGTGGATGGTGATATTGATAGTGTAGACATGAAATCTCCAGAAACTGGAGTGTTTGTTCCTTCTCCTGATGGTAAGAAAAAATTAAAACCAAAGGTAAGATTTGAACAATCTGATTGGAAGAGTGAACTTGGAGAAGGTGCTGCCTGGACTAAAAAATCAGGTAAGAGTAAGTCTGGAGGACTCAATGAAAAAGGACGCAAGTCTTATGAAAGAGAAAATCCTGGTAGTGATCTGAAAGCACCTAGTAAAAAAGTTGGCAATCCTCGTAGGAAAAGTTTTTGTGCAAGAATGAAGGGAATGCGGAAGAGGCAAAAACCCTCCAATAATACTGGTGATGATAGATTGTCTAAATCATTAAGAGCTTGGAATTGTTAATTTGATTTTATGAGTGACGTATATCTTGGTAATCCATTATTAAAAAAAGCAAATACTCCGATTGAGTTTACAGAGGATCAAATTATTGAGTTTCTAAAATGTAAACAAGATCCAGTTTATTTTGCAAACAATTATATTAAAATTGTTTCTCTTGATGAAGGTTTGACACAATTTCATCCATATCATTTTCAAGAGAAATTAATTCATAATTTTCACAACAATAGATTTAATATCTGCAAGATGCCACGACAGACTGGTAAGTCTACTACTGTGGTATCATATCTTTTACATTATGCACTTTTCAATGACAGTGTAAACATTGGTATTCTGGCAAACAAAGCATCTACTGCTAGAGAATTGTTAGCAAGATTATCAACCGCATACGAAAACTTGCCAAAATGGATGCAGCAAGGTATTCTGGTATGGAATAAAGGAAATATAGAACTCGAAAATGGCAGTAAGATATTGGCATCATCTACATCTGCGAGTGCTGTCCGAGGCATGTCGTTCAATATCTTATTTCTCGACGAATTCGCATTCGTCCCCAATCATGTCGCTGACTCCTTCTTTGCATCTGTTTATCCTACTATTACTTCTGGTAAAAGCACAAAGGTAATTATTGTATCCACACCACACGGTATGAATCATTTCTACCGTATGTGGCATGATGCGGAAAGAAATAAAAACGAATATATTCCTACAGAGGTTCACTGGTCAGAAGTTCCCGGTAGAGATGTTGTTTGGAAAGAACAAACAATTGCAAACACATCGGAACAACAATTTCGGGTTGAGTTTGAATGTGAGTTCTTAGGTTCTGTTAATACACTTATCAACCCATCAAAACTCAAAACTTTAGTATATGAAGATCCAATACAAAGAAATGCCGGATTAGATGTTTATGAAAATCCTATTGAGGATCATAATTATCTAATTACAGTTGACGTTGCTCGTGGACTTGGTAATGACTATTCAGCATTTATTGTTTTTGATATCACAGAGTTTCCTTATAAGGTAGTTGCAAAATATAGAAATAATGAAATCAAACCAATGCTATTTCCTAATATCATATTTGATGTAGCAAAAGGTTATAATCAATCCTGGTTATTGATAGAGGTTAATGATATTGGTGATCAAGTTGCTAGTATTCTTCAATATGATTTAGAATATGAAAATATTTTAATGGCAACTATGAGAGGTAGAAATGGACAGATAGTGGGAACAGGGTTCTCTGGCAAAAAAACTCAACTTGGAGTTCGCACAACTTCGGCAGTTAAAAAATTGGGATGTTCAAATCTCAAAACTCTTGTAGAAGATGATAAATTACTTGCATCTGATTATGAAATTATATCAGAACTAACTACGTTTTCACAAAAAGGAAATTCTTTTGAGGCAGAAGAAGGATGTAATGATGACTTGGCAATGTGTCTTGTAATATTTTCCTGGTTAGTAGCACAAGAATATTTTAAGGAGATGACAGAGAATGATGTAAGAAAAAGAATATATGAAGAGCAAAAAAATCAAATTGATCAGGACATGGCTCCATTTGGATTTATTGAGGATGGAATTAATGGTGAAACAACTTTTGTAGATGATTCGGGGGATAGATGGTATGCAGATGAGTATGGTGATCGTTCATATATGTGGGACTATAGGTAATGTCCATTGATGATGAGATAGAACTAGAACATTTATTATTTTTTGATCGCAAATGTAGAGTATGTGGAGAAGTCAAAAGTTTACTTGATGATTTTTATTTGACTCGAAAAGATAGAGGAACATTACCATCTGCATATTCATATGAATGTAAAGTATGTACAAAGAAAAGAGTCAATAAAAAAGAAAAAAAGAAATTAATTGTATGGGAATATCCAGATTGGTAAATATCACGCATGGTTTCCCCACTGAAAATACCCCTTTTCATAAATATTTTTAGATAAATTTGGATGCGAGGACAAACAAGATGCCATTAAATTTAGCATCTCCTGGAATTAGGGTAAGGGAAGTAGATCTTACTATAGGAAGAATTGATCCATCTTCTGCGAAAGTTGGTGGACTTGTTGCTCCTTTTGCACAAGGTCCTGTCGAACTTCCGACAATAGTAGGATCGGAAAAGGGTTTACTTGATAATTTTGGAAAACCATATAGTAATGATAAGCATTATGAGCATTGGCTCACTGCTTCATCATATCTTGCATATGGTTCTCAGATGAGAATTGTTAGAGCAGATGATGATCATCTTCAGAATGCTTTTGTTGGTACAGGAAGTTCAATTAAAATTAAAAGTATTGAGCACTATGAGCAACTTCAGTACGATGATAATGTAATTACCGGTAAAACATTTGTTTCCAAGAATCCAGGATCTTGGGCAGATGGAATTAGAATCGGTATTATCGACGCAAAGGCAGATCAGGTTCTTACCGGAATTGATACTACAGGAATCAATGGTGGAGCTTCTAATATTGCAGTTGGAATGGGTATTACCCAAACCTTAGTCGGAAAAACTGATATTGGTGCAGGAACAACAACAGCACTTACTGGACACCTTAAAGGTATGATTACCGAAGTTGGTGTTGGACAAATCAGTGTTAAAGTTCTTTCACAAGTTGATGGAGCAACTGAAACTGCTAAAGACTATCAGGAGGGTGGAGTTTTTGCATTCACTAATACTGGAAATGTAGCAATTCATACTGCTTCTACAGCAGCATCGTTTGGATCTACTGCATATACTGCAAGACAGGATTGGTTCTCACAACAAACGGTAGCAATTTCTACTTCAACCGTTGGTGGATCGACAGTTACTACAACTCAACCTTGGAATACTGTTGGAGATAAACCAGGAACTTCACAATATGCTGCTGATAGAGGAGCAAGATTTGATGAGGTTCATGTTGTAATTATTGATGGTGATGGTAAAGTTACTGGAAATGCAGGAACAATTCTTGAAAAACATCTTAATCTTTCCAAAGCGACTGATGCAGAATATTCTGCAGGATCACCTTCTTATTGGAGATCTTATCTAAAAACAAATTCAGCATTTGTTTTTGGTGGTGATGAGCCATCTGGAACTGTTGATATCGGATTTGCTGCCGGTGGATTTACTCCAGTTACTGGAGGAAGTTGGGACAAAGAAGCAGAAGGAACTATCTTTAAGACTATTGGTAAATCCAATGGTGTTATGGAAGGTGGTAAGAATTATGATGGAGGGTCTACAATCAGTGGTAGTGGAGCACTTTCGGTCGATCTAAACAAATTAGTTGCCGGATATAGTTTATTTGAAAACACAGAGAATTATAAAGTAGATTTCCTCATGATGGGATCTGCAAATTATGAAAAAGAAACCGCACAGGCACTTGCAAATAAATTAATTGCAGTTGCTAATCTGAGAAAAGATTCTCTTGCGTTTATCTCTCCATATAGAAAAGCATTCATTATTGATACTGCTGCAGGATCTGTTACAGTTAATAATGATGAAACTATCACTGAAAATATATTAGAATTCTTCTCACCACTAACATCATCATCTTATGCAATCTTTGATAGTGGATATAAGTACATGTATGATAGATTTGCAAACACCTTCCGTTATATCCCATTAAATGGAGACATTGCCGGTATTTGTGCTCGTAATGATATTGATAACTTCCCATGGTTCTCACCTGCTGGAACTACAAGAGGTGCAGTTCTCAATGCAGTTAAACTGACTTATAATCCTTCTCAAACACAAAGAGATCGGTTGTATTCCGCAAGAATCAATCCAGTTATTGTTTCACCCGGTGGTGGTATTACACTATTTGGAGATAAGACTGCACTTGCAAAATCATCAGCGTTTGATCGTATTAACGTTCGTAGATTGTTTATCTTCCTTGAGGATTCAATTTCTGCTGCCGCAAGGGACCAACTCTTCGAGTTCAACGATGAAATTACAAGAACCAATTTTGTAAATATTGTTGAACCATTCCTCCGTGATGTTCAGGCAAAACGAGGTATTCAAGATTATGTTGTTATTTGCGATGAAACAAATAACACTGCTGCAATTATAGATAATAACGAGTTTGTGGCAGAAATCTTCATCAAACCTGCAAGATCAATCAACTTCATTGGTCTTACATTTGTTGCCACCAGAACTGGTGTTTCATTTAATGAAGTAATCGGTAACGTTTAATTTAGAGGTTAAAAGAAAAAAATGCCTAGTCGCCAACAACGAAATACCGCACCATTAAGAACTATCAGTGATTTTAAAAGTAAACTGACTGGTGGTGGTGCAAGACCCAATCTATTTGAAGTTGAATTAGCATTTCCAAGTGCTGCTAAACCAGATAATGAATCTGAAGTTTTAGAAAAAGCAAGATTTCTTGTAAAGGCAGCAGCATTGCCTGCCTCTACAATTGCAAATATTGATATTCCCTTTAGAGGTCGTATCCTTAAAATTGCTGGAGATAGAACATTCGAAACCTGGACAATCACGGTTATGAATGATGTTGATTTCTCCATTCGTTCTGCTTTCGAAAAATGGATGAATATTATTAACAAAATGAGTGATGGAACTGGAATTGCAAATCCAGCACTATATCAAAAAGATGCTGTTGTTAAACAACTTGATCGTGATGGTTCTCTTCTAAGATCCTATAAGTTCTGGGATATTTTCCCGACTAATCTTTCTACAATTGATTTGAGTTACGATACAACTGATACTATTCAGGAGTTTACCGTAGAAATGCAAGTTCATTATTGGGAAGCATTTAGAGGAACAGCTGCTCAAGCAGGTGGTGAAGATATTACCTAAATAATAAAATAGTAGTCTAAGTTAGTTTATAATATGGCAAAACTTTTTGGTTTTTCTATTGATGATACAGAAAAGAAATCCAAATCTGTAGTTTCCCCTGTCCCCGTGAATAACGAGGATGGGGTTGATAACTATATTAGCAGTGGATTTTATGGTTCATATGTAGATATTGAAGGACAATATAGAACAGAATTTGATTTAATCAAAAGATACAGAGAGATGTCACTACATCCAGAAGCGGATGGTGCTATCGAAGATGTTGTAAATGAAGCAATTGTGAGTGATCTTTATGATTCTCCAATTGAAATTGAATTGTCTAATTTAAATGCCACGGATAATTTAAAGAAAGCAATCAGACAAGAATTTAAGTATATTAAAGAAATTCTAGATTTTGATAAGAAGTCACACGAAATTTTTAGAAATTGGTATGTTGATGGAAGACTTTACTATCATAAGGTAATTGATCTCAAAAATCCTCAGGAAGGAATTAAAGAGCTGAGGTACATTGATCCAATGAAGATGCGGTTTGTCCGTCAAGAAAAGAAGCAAGATAAGAATGTTATTGGACCAAATATTGCTGGTCGTGATGAACAGAAAAATGGTATTGCTCCAGAAATTGAAGAGTATTTTGTTTACACTCCAAAACCTCAATATCCGACAGGAAACTTAACTGGTGGTGGTGGAAATAAGGGAACTAAAATTGCAAAAGATGCAATTACATACTGCACTTCAGGTCTTGTAGATAGAAACAAAGGAAATATTCTTTCTTATCTCCACAAAGCAATCAAGGCACTCAATCAACTTAGAATGATTGAGGATTCTTTGGTCATCTATAGATTATCAAGAGCACCAGAACGTCGTATTTTTTACATTGATGTTGGTAATCTTCCTAAGGTAAAGGCAGAACAATATCTTCGTGATGTTATGAATCGTTATCGTAACAAACTTGTATATGATGCAAATACGGGTGAAGTTCGTGATGATCGTAAATTTATGAGTATGATGGAAGATTTCTGGCTTCCCAGAAGAGAAGGAGGTAGAGGAACTGAGATTACAACTCTTCCTGGTGGACAAAACTTAGGAGAACTTGCTGATATTGAGTATTTCCAAAAGAAACTTTATAGAGCACTTGGAGTTCCGGAATCAAGAATTGCTGCCGATGGTGGTTTTAATCTTGGTCGTTCTTCTGAAATTTTGAGAGATGAACTTAAATTTGCCAAGTTTGTTGGTCGTTTGAGAAAAAGATTTGCTCAGATGTTCAATGATATGCTGAAGACTCAACTCATTCTTAAGAATATTGTTTCTATAGAAGACTGGGATAGAATTAGTGATCATATTCAATATGATTTCTTGTATGATAATCAGTTTGCAGAACTGAAAGAAACTGAGATGTTGAATGAGAGACTTGGTGTTCTTGCAACTATTGAACCTTATATTGGTAAGTATTATTCAACTCATTGGGTTCGTAGTAAAGTTCTTCGTCAGACTGATGGAGAGATGGTTGAAATGGATGAGCAAATTGAACAAGAAATCAAAGATGGAATTATTCCCGATCCAAGTGCAATGGATCCAATAACTGGAGAACCATTACCACAAGAAGGTGAGCAGGGAATGATGGGTGATGTTCCGATGGAACCTGAAGTAGATGGTGGCATGACTGAAGTAGACGGTAAAGCTGCCGAGATATAAATATAAAATATACATATATTAAATTTTCATGGAAGAAATTGTAAATTTAGTCGGATCCGATTCGTCGGCATCTGATATTAGTGACAGAATTAAAGATGTTTTGTATGCAAAAGCAGCAGAACGTATTAATACTATTCGTCCAACAGTTGGCGCATCCATGTTTGATGACCAGCAAGATAATTCCGAAGGGGAAGAATAATGGCAAGAACTTTATGTAAAGGTGCGGAGGCAGCTCTGCCCACAACAACTGGTGCCGCAACTAGTTTTACTCAAGCAACTGTTGTTCGTTTAGTAAATACTCATACTTCCAACCATTTAGTAACTGTTGTAGAAACTCAAAGTGGAGACGTGGTTGGTTCTTTTACTTTACCAACAGGTGCAGTTGAATATCTTGAGAAAAATCCAACTCAGTGTGTGTTTGCCGCAAATGCTGGTGTATTGGGATCAAAAGTAGGATTTACAGGTTAATACAAATGAAACTCATCACCGAAGAAATTTCAAACGTAAAGATTATTACCGAAGGTAAAGGTTCTAATAAGAAACTTTATATTGAAGGAGTTTTCCTTCAAGCAGACCTCGAAAATCGTAATAAAAGAATGTATCCTATGGAGACTCTTTCTCGTGAAGTAAAAAGATATAATGAGGCATTCGTCCAAAAGGGACGTGCTCTTGGAGAACTTGGTCATCCTGATGGACCTACAGTAAATCTTGACCGTGTTTCACATAAGATTACTTCACTCACTCAAGAGGGTAGTAATTTCAGGGGTAAGGCACAAATCCTTAATACTCCTATGGGTAAAATTGCATCTTCACTTTTAGATGAAGGTGTGATGCTTGGAGTTTCTTCTCGTGGTGTTGGTTCATTAAAAGAAGACCGTGGTGGTATAAAAGTTGTTGGTGAAGATTTCATGTTAGCAACTGCTGCTGATATCGTTGCCGATCCTTCTGCACCCGATGCATTTGTATCAGGAATTATGGAAGGAAAAGAGTGGGTTTGGGAAGGAGGAATTCTTCGTGAGCAACTCGCAGAAAGAACTCAGAAGAGAATTAACACTCTTGTTGACCAAAAAGTTCTCGAAGAACATAAGTTAAACTTGTTCAACGAATTCTTATCAAATCTTTAAATTATAAATAAATATATTAGTATAAAAATCTAATACAATCAAATGTCCGTTGGTAGCAATTTACAAGAAATGGAAAACGTAGTAACTAAAGGAGCTGCTGCATCTGAGGTAATGCCAAAATCCGGAAGCAATGCTTCTGGTGTTTCGACCCCTGGTCAAACTGGCAGTTACGAAGATCTCGGTGGCCCTACTCCAGAAAACTATAAAGTAGACGACAACTCTGCTAAACTCGCAGAACCCAAAATCGCAACTGTCAAAGACATTGTGAATAGGGGTGCTAAACCTGCTGATCCCATGCCTAAGGGTATGAAGGAAGAAGAGGAAGTTGCAGGTGAAGTAGTCGAAGAAGAAGAGACCACTGCATCGGCCGAAGATGTAGTCTCCGAAGAAGAAACTTCTGAAGAAGAAGTTGTATCCGAAGAAGAGCAAGCACCAGAAGCAGAATATAACATCGAAGAAGATGTTGAAGCACTGCTTGCCGGTGAAGAACTTTCCGAGGACTTCCAAGAGAAAGCACGTACCATTTTTGAAGCTGCTATCAAAACAAAAGTTGCCGAAGTTCAAGAAGAACTGAAGGCACAATACGAAACAACTCTCGAAGAAGAAGTTTCCGTTATTAAGGAAGAACTAACTAGTAGAGTTGATGCATACCTTGAGTATGTTGCCGAAGAGTGGATTTCTGAAAATCAACTCGCAATTGAGCAAGGTCTCAAGGCAGAAATGACCGAATCATTCCTGACTGGAATGAGAAGTCTTTTTGAAGATCATTATGTAACAATCCCTGAAGAAAAATATGATGTAACTACCGCAATGGTAGAGAAATTAGATGAAATGGAAGATAAACTCAACGAGCAAATTAAGTCTAATATTGCTCTTAATCAAAGATTAGCTGAGTCGGTT